GGGCAGTTATGGACGAACCTTCTGTGATAGAAGCCGTTCATACCTCTCCAGAGTCGTCGTCCTTGTAGGACGAGTCTCCCGTAGAGGTAATCTTGGCCTCAAGCCAAGAGCCTCGGGTAATGACGAGAAACCATCCAATCCAACTGAAAGGAGGTACTCCCAATTGGAAAAGATGGTCCTTGACATTACACCCTTCACCTTCTCGTCGAAGGTGTCTGAAATAGACTTTAACTCTTCATGGTTAAAGTCTTCAGAAGATGAATAAACCAGTTGGTTTATTCTCTTTCTTAGGCCCATCAGGGATCCTAAGACCACTTCTTCGGGCTGGTGAAAGGCTAGTGTTCTCTTAATCATTGTCTCCAGGTTATCACCTGGAAGCGAAAAATTAAGACCGATGGGGTCGCACAAATGTGCAACCGCATCAAACACTACCTTTTGCCTTCTCGAAAGAAGGCAGCGACTCTTACTGCCCAAAAGTCGACAAACATCTAGGAAATTATCATCAGATAACTTCCTCCACTTCAACTGGGGATAAACCCTAGAAGAAGTGACAATTTTACCAGCAAACTCAGCGAGCTTACTGGAAGAAATTGACTTGTCTGTCGACCAAGGACAGCTCATCCGGTCCAACATGGAGATGTAATTCTTCCTCAACTTATCGTTGAGGATAACTACATCATCCCCTATTACAAAGAACTGGTCGTCATGAAGACCACCATTTAAATGTAATAGGAGTAAACCATGTGTCAGGGTGAAAGAACCAAAACTTGGGAATAATCCCAAGGGCTGGCCTTTCTTCCATTGTAATGTACCTAATTCTGACTGCCATATCCCACGACTGATCTCAACGAAGAGATCAATGTGGTTCCAATCTCGTTTCCTGAAGATAGCTCGAAGAGCTGTCTCTTGGATTGAGAGAGGGAAATGATCAGTAGCAGAAGAAAGATCAATACAATGGACCTGATTGCCTTGCCTAAGGCAAGACTGGATGTGGGGGATTGCCTTCGATTGATCGAAGGTACAATCCCAAGGGAGTGACTGGACCACCGAGTAAATCTCTAAGCCCAATGGGCGAAGAGCTTCCTGGTGGATCCTAAGAGGAGAAGCTACAGAACGTAGCTTTCCGCCAGGTTCTTGTATAAAGTGGATTTGTCCACCTAATACAGGAACACTTGGTACTTGTCTCCCATCACTCAACAACTGTTGGGTATTGGTCCACAAGTAATCAAGATACCTCTGGCGTTGACCTAGGCCATATACAAGGGGCTTATAAAGCTCCCTGTATTTGGAGTACAGGAGTTCACCACCTTCAGTGTTAAAGATCTGGAGATCATCCAGAATCCTTCTACACTGGGGTATAGAATTCCGACCCCATAGCCTTGGTGCCCTCTTACCAGGAGAACCCTGGTAAGTCACTAGAGGACGACTCTCACAAAGAATCGGCCTCTTGCGGATTGCCCGGCGAACAGTCCTACCAAAAGAGATGTGAAACTCTTTTGATAGTCCATCAGATTCCACCTTTGGGTTAATTGAAGAGAGGAACTTCTCCTTCTGAGTCTCAGAGAGACTAGGAAGGATGTAAAATGTATAAGCCATAAAGGCTTGAATACATTTACCGAAGTTTACCTCCTTTCTCATAGCCCATCGGAAAAGAGATCCGATGACTCCTGCAAACTCACCTCTCGAGTTCTT